ACCTCTTTCGCGGCGTTCCAGTCCGCGGTCAGCTTCTCGTAGGCGAGGTCGGCCATATCGCCCGCTGGCAATGCCTGCCATGCGGCCGTCGCGGCACCCCAAGCGGCGTCAGCCGCAGCCAGGTCGGTCGTTGCCTGCGCCATCGCGGCCGCGTAGGCCCCGGAATCCGCATAGACATTGCGGTTCAGGAAGTTCTGGACGTGCACGTCGGCGGCGTCGAGGTAGCCCTGCAGCAAGTCGTCCTCGACGGCGTAGGTCACCTTGCGCTGCGCTTTGAGAGTTTCGAGCGGTACCAGACTCATGCGAGGTGCCCCGTGTATGCCGCTGGGTTTTTGTGGCCCCACCTATAGAGGTGCAGGACGTACAAGCCCCATGCTACCCCAAGTCGAGCGCCGCGTGCGCGCGCCTCGGCGCAGAATAGCTGATCGAAGTAGATTGTGCGTTCCTCGAACGGATGCGCCGCCCAGAGCGACTTGGGGAACAGCAGAAGCATCGCGGCCAGCGGGCCGAGCGGCGTTGGCTCGACGTGCGTGCCGTGCGCCAGGCGGCGCTGGCGGGAGATGCCAATGTGGGTATTCAGGTCCGGCTCATCGCTGATCCGCCCGTCATGCAATTGGTAGCTCGCCTTGAGACGATTGGTCATGCAAGAGATGAGATCGAACTGATCGCGGTTGGCTTCCACGATGGCCGCAATCTGCCGGCCCCAATCGGGCTCCAGGAACAGGGTGTCCCCATCGCGCACACAGACCCAGTCTTCGTCGGGCAGCCGCGCGATCGCTTCGTTCAAGCCGCGGCCGATGTTGCCCTCGGTCCACGGGGAGACGTAGTGGATCATGCGAAGCTCTCCAAGACTTGCCGGCGGGTTTCGTTGGCGTCGCGCAGCTGATAGCGCCTGCGGACGTGGGCGGCGAGGGCTTCTCCCAGCTCCACCGCGCGGGCCGGCCGCTCTCGCAGGAAGCGCAGGTGCGCCTGCCACTCCGCGGTGCTGCCAGCGAGCAGGACATTCCCCGCAGCCGTATCGTTGGCGTAGGGCGACATGTTTGAAGCAATCAGCGGCAGACCCTTCGCGCCCGCCTCCAGCATCTTGAGGTTCGACTTGCAGCGGTTGAACGGGTTGTCCGCCAGCGGCGCAAGGGCCGCGATGTGGCCGTCGTAAGCAGGCATGTACGCGCTGACCGGGCGCGAGGCGACGTACCGGGCGCGAGGCGCGTACTGGCGCATCTTCAGCCACTCGGGGTGCTTCGGATCGTCACCCGCAAAGATGACACGGGGGTCGTTGAAGGCTTCGGCCGAGGGCGCGACGTCGGGAACGTGACTCGGGCCACCCGCGTAGACGAAGGTCTCGGAGCCCGGCGTCGCGCGCGTGAACTGCCCCTCGTCGAACGGCAGGGAGTTGGGCACGACGACCACGTTGGGGTTCAGCGCGCGGACGTGATCGGCCAGGGCCACGTTCGTGACGAGCACCACGTCAGCGGCGGCCAGGCACGCGCGGATCTTGGCGGGCGTACCGCTGGCGTTCCACGCGCCCGCCAAGTAGTGCTCGGGCGGCAAGTCCCAGAAGTCGTCGAGGTCGGCAACGATCTTGAAGCCCTGCCGGCGCTTGGCGACGAGCGCCCCGGCGCCCTGCTGCATATACCGGTTGAACACCAGCACGGGCACCTTGGGCTCGACCTTCAGCTGGCCGAACGGGAGGTCAATGCGATGATAGCCGCAGGACGTCGGGCCGCCGCCATGCAGTTCCAGGAGGCTCATGCCGTCTCTCGCGGATAGGGGTAGTACAGTTGCTCGGAGTCCAGCTCGGCGTGCCAGATGGGGCGGTTCGCCTCGATCGCGGCATACTTTTCCTCTGCCGTCATGTTGGGCACCGGATGCTCGGCGAACACGTCCTCGGAATGGATGTACGCCGAGGCTCGGATTGGCGAGGGCAGGCCGCCGCGCCCGAGGATACGGCGCACGCGATCGTTGCGGCCGGAATCCTCGTACCCGTAGGTGCGGCAGGCTTCGTTGTAGTACCCGACCTGCTCCAGCATGCCGCGGGTCTGGAAGTTGAAGCACCCGACCGTCGAGTCCCACCAGCCCATCTCGCTCTCGACCCTGAGCGCCCGGCTCTTGAAGATCTCAGGCAGCCCGAGGTAGCCGAGGCCGTGCGCGCTGGCTTGCGCGACGAAATACTCGGCCCATCCCGGCATGACCGGGTAGCAGTCGTCATCGAATAGGAAAAAGTAATCGCACCCGGCGGCGTACAGCCGGTGCAGGACTTCATTGCGTGCGTAGGCGGGGCCGCGGCGGTCGACGTCGGTGAACTCCTCGACTACCGCTCCGCTCGGGGCAAGCAGCGGACGTAGCGCGCGTACTCCGCAGGTGATCCGGCCGACACCGATGCGGCTCACTTGTTCTTGCGCTGCTTGGCAGCGTCCTTGTTCTGCGGTGCGGTGCGGTGCGCTTTGCCCTCGGGCGCGGGGGCGATCAAGCCGCCTCGTTCGAGATCGGCAGCGCGAACCTCGTCACTCGGGGTGAACGGCTCGCCGCGAATGGCGACGCGGCCGACCTCGGGAGCGTAAAACGATTTCAGGATGACGTGCGACATGGGGCTCTCCAGCGTGGGAAGGTGAGCGGGGCGCTCAATCAGCCGCCCCGCCCTCCAACATCATCGTCCCTGCCGACGAAGATCAGGTCGTGGGAGCGGCGAACGGGCCGTAGACGAACGACTCGGGCCGGTACACGACCAGCGCCAGGCGTTCCTCGGCGCGGATCGTCACCATGTTCTTGATGAAGTTGTCACCGTCTTCGGTCGAGACCTGGACGTTGGCGTCTTCACGGTCGAACACCTGGGCCGCCATGTTGAACGCGCCGACCAGGAAGTTGCCGGCCGGAATCGCATTGGTATCCACGACGGGCAAGCGCCACAGCTGCGGGCTGGCGCCCGTGCCGACGTTGACCCAGACGTACTCGCCGGTGGTGGTCTTGGTCAACTCGATATCCGCCCAGTCGATCGGGTTCAGCACGATGCCGCTGGCCCGGTACTCGGCGACACGCACCTGCAGGATCGCCTTGCGCAGCACATCGATCTTGTTGTCGCCGGCCGCACGCAGGGCGTCATCGAAGTCGGTCGCCTGCGGGATGAGGCCCAGCAGATTCTCGCCGGTGCCGTCGCCCGACAGCAGTTGCGCTTCCTCGACGTACTTGAGGCCGTAGGTCAGGCGGGTGTCGATGTAGCTCGACAGCATCGGCACGTCGGCAAGGATCTGCTTGGACGCCTTCAGCCAGTGAGCCAAGGTGCGGACCGGCGAGTCAACCTGCGCGAACGACAGGTCGGACTGCGGCTTGGAGGTGCCCTCCGCCACCGCAGCGGCCATGTTCTGGAAGCCCGACTCGCGCACATAGCGCACGATGTTCGAACTGGTGCGGCCCGGCATCAGCAGATCGCGGATGGTGAACGGGCGCAACGCGGGGCTGACAACGCCCGGCAGCCAATCCGGTTGGATCGCGCTGCCCGCGGCCCCGGTGCCCGTCGTGGCGCTGGTCACGTTGGTGACGGCTTTCAGCTGCAGGATCGCGGTGCCACGGCCTTTGGCGGCGAAGTCCTTGAAGTCCTCGGATTCGCAGAGCTGGGCGCCGGCGGACTTGACGGCCTGCGGGTCGCCCATCTGCGAACGCATGGACTTGATCTCGGCAATTTCCTGCTCGACGCCATTCAGCCGCTTCTGCAGCGCGACGCCATCCGTGGCCGCCTTCTGCAGCGCGGCGACCGTCTCGGCGGAAGCCTTGCCGAGTTTCTCGATCTCCTCGTTCGACTTGGCGACGAGACCCTTGATCTCGGCGTCGCGCGTTTCGAGGGCGGTCTTCAGGGCAGCCTTCAGCTGCTCCGGGTCGACGCCGTCTTTACGGCCGACGCGGTAGCCGGTGTGCTTGATCTTGCCGCTCTGCTCGCCGCGACGAATGCCGAGGGCGAAAAGGTTGAAAATATTCATGCGTGGATCCTCATTGGGAAGTGATGACGGCCAGAAGGTCGGCCAATTTCAATTCGCGGTTCTGGCTGTCAGCCTCACGCTGACGGAGAAGGTGGCTCAGACCCTTGCCCGCGATGGCTGCGGCCTGAGTTT